CAGCCATCATCATCACAGACACCAGTGCCCATACTGGGAGGTCTGGAAAGATCACCTGTTTAACAGATTCAACTGTTACGTTGGTTTCTGAAAATGTAACAAAAAATGGTTCCTCTACTGTTTCTGGAATTGATTTAAAGGCAAGCACAGAAATCGAAGGAATCTTTACAAGCATTACTCAAACAAGTGCTGGTTCTGTTATTGCTTATCGTATCTAATGGCTCTTGCCTCAGCCTTAAAAAAAGCAGCCAACAAAGTTTTAAAGACAGTTGGTGCTGATGTAACTATTCGACGAGTTACAACAGGCACATATAATGCGGCAACAGGAAAAGCAGCAGAATCAGTAACAGATACAACTATTAAAGGTTTTGTTGAAGATATAAATAAAAGAGAAGTTAGCCAACTTATTCAAGCGGATGATCGACTTCTAACTATTGCAGCAGCTAGCATTACTTACGTTCCTGCGACTTCAGATAAAGTTATTATTAGTGGTTCAACTTATCAAATTATTAGAGTAAAGATTGTAGAACAAGATAATACGGCTATTAGCTATGAACTGGTATTAAGGGGATGACAAAGATAATAAAGTTGGATGATTTAGGGGCATATTACGAGGACACTGTTACAAGTTTGTTAAGAGGCACAGTTTTAGAATTAGGCGTTGCAATTAAGAAAGCAAGTCCCGTTGATAGCGGGCGTTTTCGTATGAGTTGGCAGATTGGACAAAATGGGACGGCTGCTGGTCAACTTCCACCTGCTCCTAGTAGTTTTTATCAGAAAGCAAAGCCTAGAACGTCTTTTTACAAAGACCAAGGGGCGGGTCGAATGAAGACGGTAGGCTATCAGTCAGGGTATGAAAACATTGGAAACAGCTATTACATCCACAATAATTTGCCATACGCTGAAGCTCTTTCTTATGGCACCAATTTGCCTCCATCTTGGAAAAAGGCAGGAATCAGGGGAAGTGCTCAGGCACGAATTGGATGGTTAGATTTGATTGCAAAAGCCCAACTTAGAAAAACTAAATCTAGACTTGAGCATATACGGAGGAAAGGCTAGTGGCAGCAATCGTTCTTAATGATGTTCGTCAAGTTATTGAGGAACGAGTTAATGCGGAACTTAAAAAGGCTCCGATTATTCCGGTGGTTTTTAATAATGTGCCTTATACCCCAACAAAAGAATTGTGGGTTCAATGTCTTGTTAATTTTGGAAGCAATACATACTTAACACTTGGAGGCACAACAGGGTCGGCCAATATGATTGATGGAATAGTTGTTCTTAATATATTTTCTGAGATAGGGATGGGGGCTGGAGCTAATTTGGAAGTAGCGTCTAGACTCAGAAATCTATTTAATAGGGTTATAACTTCAGGCGTTTATTTTGATGCTGCTAACGGGCCGGATATGCAAGAAACTTCTTCTCCTGCAAATTATTTTCAATCACAGATTAGAATAACTTTTGAAACGGTAGAATCTCTCTAATGCCCGATTTAACAAAAGAACAACTTGACGCAATTGAGGCAGTCAAAGGAAAAAGGAACCCTGCTCTTTGGGACCCACGTTGTCAGCAATACTTAGACAAGCAATCGAAAAATGAAAAATCTGTTTCTAAGACAGAAAAAGGTTAAACTCTATTCATTGACCCCTTTTTTTTAAATGGCTAATTATCGAGGAGAGGAGGGTTCTGTAAAATTCAAGAACTCTTCAGGAACAGCAGAAGCAGTTGTTCAAACTACAAGTTGGACTCTTGATCTTGCAAAAGAGGTTTTAGAAACAACCGTTCAAGGCGACACTGCTCGTACTTATGTTGGCGGATTGATTTCTGGATCTGGCTCCATTGAGTTTAACTACACGGCTGCGTCAGGAAATGAAACAAAAAATTTAATTGATGATGTTTTAGTAACTGAAGACGCTGGTGATGCTGTCTTTGAGTTTTACATTGATACATCTGGATCTAAAAAATGGTCTTTCTCTGGAGTTATCACAGGGATCAGTGCTTCAACAACAGTTGGTGAATTAACTTCTGTTTCTGCTACATACCAAGCTAGTGGTGCAATCACCTCTGCTGTCTAATATATAAAAAGATAAAATCACTTAAACATGGCAGCATCTAAAAAACGTGCAGTTGATTTATTGACTAGCACGTTCGATCTTTCTCAGAGGAAGAAATATACAGTAAAAGACGATGACGGTAATGACTTGCTTGATCTTTATTTTCGTCCGATAACTAGGTCAGATAGAAAGAGGGCACAAGAAGCAGCAGGCACAGAAGAAGCTTTGGAAATTAGCACCCAAATGCTTGTTCGAATAGCTGAACTAGAGGATGGGACCAAAGCGTTTCAACCTGCGGATGCTATTAAACTACAAAGAGAATTACCAGAATCGGTTCTAAATGAAATAGAACTGTTTTTGTTTGGAGTTGGCGGTGACGCTGAGTTAAAAGAAGCAAAAAAAGACTAAGGGGGGATAGCTGGTTAAATTTTGAGTTTTTCCTTGCAACAGAATTAGGAATGACTGTTAGTAGGCTTCGGTTGGAATTATCGGAGTCGGAGTTTGTTCACTTTGCTGCTTTTTATGAGAACAAAGGGGAAGATGATCGAAGAGAAATAGAAAAGTCAAAGAGAAAACGGTAGAATAAAAAGAAGTTTGTGAATAAGCGTGGCAGAAGTCCCCGTCGTTCTGAAAGTTGTAGCGGGTGGGGCCGTTAGTGCATTAAGGCGTGTTAATCAGCAAGCAAAGAATTTAAGTAAAAGATTTAGAGACGTTCAAAAGAAAACAGATGGTTTAAGTAAGAAATTAAACGGATTAAGTGGTGTTCTTGGACGTGTTGCTTTAGCGGAAGCAGGTCGAAGGGCTGTCGCTGCTGCTGCTGATTATCAGGCGTTGCAACAAAGAATTGCATTACTAACGTCTGATTATGGAGAGAATGCGGCGGCGTTAGAAATAGCGGCGAGTGCTGCAAAAACATTTGGTTTAAGCCAAAGGGAAGCAGCAGGTGGAGTAGCAGACATATACGCTCGTCTTCGTCCGATGGGTGTTTCGTTAGAGGATATAGAGACGACTTTTAGGGGATTTAATACGGCGGCTAAACTTTCAGGTGCAAGTGCAATGGAGGCTTCTGGAGCCTTTAGACAGTTATCACAGGCTTTAGGATCAGGTCGATTACAAGGAGATGAATTTAGAAGCATCGCTGAACAGATGCCAGCCATTATGACGGCGATAGGTAGGGAAATGGATCAGCCAGTCGGAAAATTAAAGAAACTAGCATCGCAAGGAGAAATAACAGCAGATATTGTTATTCGTTCGTTAGAAAGAATTGAAAAAGAAGGGGCTGGAAAGATTGCGTCAATTATGGAAAATTCTCCAGTTCAGAAGATGAAAGATTTACAGAATCAAGTAGAAGAATTACAGATTTCGATAGGGGATAATTTGATACCTGTAGCATTGCCTCTAACAGAAATGTTGACAGAATTATTGAAGGCTTTTAATGGTTTGAATCCCGGTATAAAAGCGGCGGTTGCGACCATGCTTTCCTTAGCAGCAGCAGCCATTGTACTTGTTCCACTTATAGCAGCCGTCACTGCGGCGAGTACTGCATTAGGAATAACATTAGCTGGAGTTGCAACCCTTACTGGTTGGGGCATAGTTGCGGCTGGAGTGCTTGGAATTGGAGTAGCTATTCACAACGCAGGGAAAGATGCAAGAAAAGCTAAAGAAGAATTTGACAAATTATTAGAAACAGGAACATCAGGACAGGTGAAGAGTAAAGAAGAGCAGTTAATTAAACAGCTAGACGAACTTGTAAAAACTCCTGTTAAAGGAAATATTTTTACTAAATGGAGAAATAGATTGGATAAAGAGTCGGAAATAATGGACTTAAGAAGACAAATAATGGAATTAAAAACAAAAGGATTAGAGTTAAAAAGAAATGATGAAGCTAATGTTCTTCCTTTTAATGCAGTAAGAGGCGATCAAAAAAAACAGGCAGAATTAAAAGAAAAAGCTGAAGAAAGAGCGACTGAACATATAAGGGCGCAATCGGAATTTCTAGAAGCTCAAGTAGAAGGGAAAGAAAAAGAGTATTTATTGGAGCAAGAAATACAGAAATTGATAAAGGAGAATAATGGGGAACACGAACAAGCAATAAGAGCAGCTATTGAAAAAAGAGAAAGATTAAAAGAACAGGTAGACGCAGCTAAAGAATTGAAAGGAGTATTTCAAGAGTTAGGGACAGAAATAAAAGATTCAATGGTTGAGGGGCTTAAATCAGCCATAAAAGGAACAGAGTCATTAGGAGAAGCCGTAGGAAATATTCTTAACAGGATTAGCGACAAATTATTAGACCTTGGATTAAACATGGTATTTAAAGGTTTGAACCTTCCATTTATGGCTAAGGGTGGACCTGTTAGTCGTGGACGTTCTTATGTTGTAGGAGAGAAGGGGCCGGAGGTTTTCACTCCAAGCAGATCAGGAGCTATTGTTCCGAATAATCAAATAGGCGGAGGTGGATCAACTTCTATTGTTGTAAATGTGGATGCCTCTGGTTCGGAAGTTGAAGGAGACGAAGAAGATTCAAGAGAATTGGGTAATATGTTGGCAGCAGCAATACAAACTGAACTGGTACGTCAACAAAGACCAGGCGGCTTATTAGCTTAAATCATGGCAACATTCCCCTCTATTACTCCAAGCTACGGATTGCGTAAATCAAGCGGTCCAAACGTAAAGCAAGTCCAGTTTGGCGATGGTTACATCCAAAGGATAGTTTATGGCCTGAATCAAAATTTAAAAATGTATAATCCAACTTGGAATAATATCAGCGAAACAGATGCAGATACAATTTCAGATTTTTTAGACGCAAGAGCTGGAAGCGAATCTTTTGATTGGACTCCTCCAGGTGAAACGAGTTCGTCTAAATTTATTTGCCAAGCATGGACTAAATCAATTCCTTATAACAACAGGGCAACAATACAAGCAAGTTTTCAAGAAGTAGCGGAGCCTTAAAACATGGCAATTGCTTCTTGGGCTGCTTCAACTGCTTACGCATTAGGAGATGTAAGA